GCCGTACATCTTGCGGGTGCGGGCACCCATGATGCAGATGCCCTGGCCCTGCACCGCCCGGATCACGTTGATGTTGGCGTTGTTCAGCGACCCCAGGTCGGTGTCGGAGAACTTCACCTCGGTCGCTACCGCTGTCGCCAACCCAGCCGGAAGACCGGCTGCCGACCGCCAGGGTCCGACCGTGGCGTCCATGCGGGCCATCACACCCTGCACAGAGCCAGACGGCGGGATGTTGATGGTGCCCCCGGCACGAGCAGGGTCCGGCACCGTGATCCAGGGGCAGTAGATGGCGTTGTACGAGTCGCTGTTGGAGATCGACTGCGCTCGGGCGGTCACCTTGGCGACGTAGCCCGTACTCGCCGCCTCGCCGTCCCAGATGACGAAGCAGTTCACCCGGCCCTGGTTGAGCGCCGTCGAGACGTTCTGCGCCGGGGGCACCACGTAGGTGCCATCGGCCTTGCGGAAGGGCTGGAACGACACCAGCAGAGGAGCGTCGATCGTCCGCATGGCGTCCGTGACGGGCGTGGCCACGAGGTCGGCAGCCAGTGGGGTGCCTGGGTCGCTCCCGTTCAGCAACGGAACCGTCGCTGGAGCGGGGTCGCCTGTGGGATTGGCGACCGCAGGCGCCACCGCTGTGATGTACGCCGACCCGGCCAGCGGATCGTTGATCGCTGCCAGCGCAGGTCGGGTACCCGCCACCCCGGTCATCGAAAGGTTGGTGAACGTCTCCAAGACCTGGCCGGTCGAGATACGGCGCACCTGGAGGGAGAAGATCGAGTGGTTGCCTGTGGCAGCCGAGGCCGCAACCGTGGTGGCGAGAACCACTTGCAGGTCCTCGGCCCAGTTGCCCACACCGTTGGCCTGGACGGTGAACACCTCCTTGGGCGTGGGGGTGGCAGCGTCCATCACCGGGTTCTTGGCGATCGTGCCCCCGGACCCGCCAGCGGTGGGCAGCACCCGCACGATGTAGGCGACCCGGCCCCCGTTCTGGTAATACGAGAAGACGGCGTAGGGGAGATATGACAACAGCGTCGAATCCACGGCAGGAGCAGTCCCGTCCGTGACCGTCACCGTGTCGAAGCCCCCGAACTGCTGGGCATAGTCGGCCCAGGAGTCCACCCTGGTAGCGACGTTGGCTGGTCCCTTGGGGGCCACCCCTGCGAAGACAGCAACGGCGTTGGCCGTACCTGTCTGGTTCGGAGAGGTCTGGAGGACTTCCTCCAGGTACACCCCCGGTCGGCGGTAGTCACTCACGTTGACCTCCTAGGTCCAGTCATGCAGTGTTTCCCATTGCTGGGCAGTGTCCTCGGGTAGTACCTGAGCGCCTGTTCGCTGGTCCGTCATCCGCAGCAGCAGCTTCTTGATGCGAGGCTGGAGCGTCAGGTGTTCGAGCCGATCCTGCGGGATGTCGGTCTGCACCGAGATGGTGTAGATCTTGCGGAAGATGCGCTTGGAGGCACCCTCCTGCGAGGGGATGTCGGCCGGGGTCCACGAGATCGTCTCCATGCGCTTCCACACCCCATCGGCCGGGCAGTGCAGCCACGAGGGGTGGGGCATGACGATGTCCCTGAACATGCGGGCCGTCAGGATGCGGTCGTGGGCGACGTTGTCACACCACAGGCCCAGTTGGAAGAAGAGGCGGTACTGGAGATAGTTGCGCCGCAAGAAGAAGTCGGGCGGGTCCTGATCGGTCAGCCCGATGTTGGGCGACGTGGAGGGGTCGTACAGCCGGTGGCCGGACACCTCCCCGGTGTTCGAGTCCTCCTCCACCTCGGAGTCCCGGTAGAGGGCGTACTCCGAGTGCCACAGGTCGTAGGCCGGTTCGATCCCGATGAGGTCGATGGTGATGTACGGGTAGGTGATCTGCGTGGCCGAGTCGGGGAAGCGGAACCAGGTGCGCACCGGCTTCTCGGTGCCCCGGCCGTCCGGCAACCTCACCGTGGCCTCCAGCATCTCCTTCAAGGCGTCTTCCTCAGCCAGGAGGAACCCGACGTGCTCGGGGTAGATGGGCGGCGGCGGGGGTGCCTTGCGAGGGCGGGCGGGGGTGCGAGCCGAAGCCATCAGAACCCGTTCTCCATGAACGCCTGGCGCATGGACCAGCCCATCTGGGTCACCCCGTTGAGCACGCCCATGCGGATGAGCGGGATGGGAGCGTCCACGGTGTCGCCGTACTCGACCCGCACCGCCTGCTCGTAGCTGCGGTTGTGCCAGGGCACGCCATAGGCCAGGTCCCCGTCCTCGTCAGCCCAGTACTGGATGTCCGGGGCCATGGTGGCCCACCGGGGGTCCTGCGCCGCTGCCGCCTGCATCCGGGAGTGCTGGTCCTCGATCGCCTCTTGGGCCGACTGTGTGACAACAGTCGCTGCCCGTTCCACCACATCCAGGAGAGCGTCAACAAGTTCGCCGCCACCCTTCACGTAGACGTGGTTCGAGGGCACCACCATGGGCGGCTCTCCTGTTCTGGGCAAGTGGGCCGGACCCAGCGTGGGTGCCGACGCCGGGAGCGTAGCTCAGCCCAGAGCGCCGTAGAGGGTACCCAGCATGGGGAGGGACACGAGCACGGAGCCGTCCGGGTCGTCGTGCGCTATGTCCATGAACCGCTTGACCATCTCCTTGGCCAGAGCGTTCCGGCCCAGAGCGAAGGCCAGGTCCACCTGAGTCTGCGCCAGCGAGACACCGAGGTGCCGGATCACCACCTGCTCGATCGACTCTGGAGGGGCTACCACGGCCCCGAGTTGACCGCCGCCACCGTCCGAGGGTTGTACGCCACCAGTGTCCATTGCATGAGTAATAGCCGAAGCTCGATCATCTCCATGCGCCAGTTGTACCCGTCATACCCGGGGACCTGCATGAGGCCAGCGACGAAGATGCCCGAGTTGGTCTGGTAGTTGCCGGGCCGGATGGTGGGATTCGTCCCCGCCGCCCCCTGATCGACACCCACGGCGTAAGGGACACGGAATGAGGTGTACTTGCCGTTGTAGACGGTGTTCCCGCCCTGCCAGGCGTTGTTGTAGTAGATGCCGATCCACCACGTGTGCGGGTTGATGGTCCACGCACGGATGCCGGTGAAGAGGTAGCTGTTGCCGTTGCCATCAACGCTGGGGGCCTGCACCATCCAGCCCTCACCTTGGGTGGACCCCAGCGGTTCGGTGACGACGTCGGAGTTCCAGTAACTGGAGAAGTTACCGTCGATGGCCTTGCCGAAGCCCCACGTGCTGCCGTCGCCCAGCGCCGCCGACGTGTAGGTGTAGTAGTAGGGCGGCGTGTACTCGAACTCGTTGCGCCAGTCGTAGACCGGGATGTCATAGACGACGTAGCTGTCAGCGCCGGTCTTCCACCGCAGCGGTCCCGCCCACGCCGAGTCAGCCCGGCCACCGCTGGCATAGCGGGCCTTCACGTACGCCTGGTACTGCGTGTTCTGGTTCAGCCCGGTGAAGTTGTAGGTGCGACTCCCGGCAGCCACCGAGACGGGGTAGCCGGGGTACCAGTTCCCCGCCGAGTCTGTTAACACAACTTGGAAGTCACCCACGTTCAGCCCATTGGTGGGCAGCGTCCAGTCCCACGCCACCTGGAAACTGGAGTGAGCGCCGTAGTTCGAGGGCGCATCCGGGTACATCCGCAGGTTGGTGGGCGCCGTCATACCCGGAGCGCTGTAGTCGGCCACCTTGTGCCAGATGCTGTCTGCTGACGTCGGCGGATTGCTCGGCGGGCTGCTGGCGTTGATGTCACCCAGGAAGGCAGCCCCTGGAGCCAGGTAGAAGTCATCGATGATGCCGCCGTTGGCCGAGTGCCCGCTGGTCAGCCGCACGGTGTCGATGACGGTGCCGGTCCCAGCGTTCTTCGTGTCCTGATTGATGAGGTTCAGCACCACAGTGCCGTTGATCCGAACGACGACCGTGCCCTGTGTGTCATGGACCTTGACCTGCACCTCGCAGTAGAACCAGGTGCCCGCAGCCGGGTAGGCGGTGCCACTGCTCGTGTTGCCCAGAAGAGCAGCGCTGGCGCCCCGCCACACGAAGATGTCCCGGGCATTGCCCAACTGCACAGCGACATGCAGCGTGGCCCCAGCATCGCCGTAGAAGCAGAGCACGTTGTTGTCGGCGGCGAGCGTGGTGAACTTGGCGGCGAAGCCCACCGTGATGGTGTCGCCCTGCTGGCCAGCAGGGATGGCATGCGTGCCACCACCGTTACCGATCGAGAGACTGGTGCCCTGGTAGCCGTTGCCGGTGCGACCCCCGGCCACGCTGGCACCTGCGCTCCAAGCCGACACGTTGTCGAACGGGTCGAGGAAGGTCCCCACAGGCAGCGCTACAGCCCCCGGCGTGGGCGTGCCCCTGATCCAGGCGTCGAGGCACATCCGCCAGGCCCCGTTGACCCGGATGTACAGCAGGCGCCCAGCCGGTGACGTCTGCCACGCTGCGGCGTTGCGGACCGAGACGGTCATCAGCGACGAGCGGCGATCTCGTCAATCTTGGCATCGACGTTGGCCATGATGGCATCGAGCCGGGCCTTGACGCCCTCGGCCTTGGCGCCGAGTTGGACGAAGAGGCCTTCGACCTCCTGGATGAGGCGAGCCTCGATGGCGTCCAGCGCCGCCATGACCCGACCAGTCTCGGGGTCGGGCGGGTTGTCGGTGCCTTCGGGCGGGAAGTAGATCTTGTCGCTCATGGGTCCTCCTAGTAGGTGACGTACAAGGTTCCGTCAGGGGCGTTCAGCGACCCTGGTGGCGTGTTGCCCGCCACGGCGACGATGCCCGCCACCATGACCGACGTCTTGCCTGTGATGGCCAAGTTGGGCTGCCCCACGAAGTTGGTCACCCCATTGGCCGTGATCGTGCCAGCGAAAGTGGTCGGCGGGTTGACGGCGAGGCTCGCCCCATCGATCTTCAACGTGGAGTCCGACCCCACGCTCACCACCCCGGTGCCGCCACTGCGATGACGCAGCACACCGAAGATGCCCACCGTCGCCAACTGTGCATCTCCACCATTGACACTGCCACCCGCCACCAGGCCGCTGGCCGTGAGCGTGGTCGCCGTGATGGCCTGAGCGCCGAGGGTGCCCCCCACGGTCAGCCCCGCCGTCACATTTACGCTATTTACGCTAAGGGCGCCTGTCAGTGTCAGTCCCCCAGCGATCGAGACGGGGGAGTCGATGGTCAACTGGGTGGCATCGGTGGCCAACTTGACCGTCTTGGCGCCGATCTTCATGGAGATGCCGGTGGTGTCCCCCACGTAGCCGATGCCACCTGTGCCGACGACGTTCTTCACCGTGTTCACGGAGCCGTCGTTCATCAACTGGATGCCGGACCCCGCTCCCTGGCGCTTCAACGTGACGCTGGTGGCGTCCGAGGTGACGTTCAGGTTGGGGTACCGAATGGACTCCCACGCCGCCCCGTTCCAGAAGTCCGGCGCCCCGGCCACCGACCCCGCCTGGAGGATCGACATCATGCCGAAGCTCTTGGCCACCGGGTTCATGATGGTGTCACGTGTTGCGACATCAGGGAAGGGGCTGACGATGCGGTTGCGCAGCCATTCGGCGTCCTGCTCACGCCAGTTGTCGAAGCCGTTGGCCCAGTCGGGCCAGACCGTTGCGGTAGCGGAGCCGGGGGCAGCCATCAGTCCTCCCTCAGAGGGTTGAGCACCGGAGGTCGAGTGTTGGGCGGGAAGTCGAAGGTGTACTCATCCTCGGGGTACGTCTCGGTGCAGGTCACCCCGACCACGGTGTCCACCTGGATGCGGCCCCGGATCTGGAAGTTGGACACCTCCCAGTATCGCCCGTCGTAGTACACGACGTCGTTGTTCCGGTCGTCCATCCAGAAGTCCTGGAGCAGGCCCTGGTCCCAGACCCGATGGCCGTGGGCCTCTTGCTGGCCGACGCCCGACTCCATGAGGGCCACCGCCGACACGGCGAAGCGCAGCGTCACGTAGGGACGGCGCCCCTCGGGGAGGTACTGCTCCGGAGCCTCGCCCTGGTCGATCCACAGCGTGGCTACGCTCAGGCCCCGCCTCCAGGCCTTGCCCCCCTCGTTGTAGACCCGGTCATAGTGGCTGTTCTCGGTGTCGAACTTGAACCAGATGACGGCCTCACCGATCTCGTTGTGATAACGAGCCATCTCCCTGGCGATGTGAGCGGCCTCTCGGCGGGTGTCGATCATGGCAACCCACTCGTACCGAGAGTGGTCCAGCCGCCGTAGCCGATGCCACCAGGCGGCTCAGGCATGTAGACGGCGTCGCCCTCGCCGTCCTGGAGGCCCGCAGGGATGGGCGGCAGCAGTCGCAGCGGAGGATGGGGATCATCCACTTCCCGCTCCCGCAGGATGGGCACGAGGCGGTTGGTGAGGTAGGCCACCCGGCGCAACCAGAACTGCTCCACCTTGTTGAGGCCCACACCCAGCATGGCTGCCTCGTCGGTGTAGACCTGGGCGAGGTGCCCCGCCATCTCCGTCGCCTGGCGAAAGCGCTGCGTAGCGGGGATGCTGATGCCCTCTGGTGTTGAGACATCAACGTCGAGGGACAGTTCGGCCATGAGGGCGTAGTACGCCTGAGCCGCAGCGCCGGTCGCCAGCACATCACACTCGACGGGCGAGAAGTCGCTGCCGTTGTCAGCCTTGTCGGAGTCGTAGAGGTGCTGGTTGGTCATGATGCCAGCGGCGTACTCCAGGTCCTCGTCCAGGAACCACTCGTAGTAATAGCCCGAGACGCCCACGCCGTCAGCGATGGTGTTGGGGTCCCGGAACTTGATGATGCCGTTGCGCTGGTCCAGTTCCCAGGTGTCTGGGCCAGACGGGATCTCCGTGGAGTCGGGCTGCCAGACGGTGATCTTGTCCTTGTCCACCAGGGGGTGAGGCAGCCGCATGGTGTAGATGGGCGCCGCTGTGTAGGGCACCTCGAAGTAGTGCCCGAAGTCCCTCAGCTTGTAGCGCACCTTCTGAGCGATCTCAGCCGGGGAGCACATGGACCTTCTCCTCATGGAGCTTGCGGGCATCTGCGAAGCCCTGGCGAATGACGTCGATGACTGCCTCCTCGTCGGCCAGGTCGAAGACTACGGACAACAGGACCGGCCCGTAGGTTGTCGTAACACGCACGCCTTCGTCTTCGGTGACATCGACCCTGACCTGCATGTCCACCTCCTCACCTCACGGGTAGAGATACGGCCCCTGATGCGGCCAGGGGTTCGAGTCGAAGGAGTAGACCGGCCAGTTGCTCGGCGGGTACAGCGTGGGTGAGGTGTATTGGGGCAGCACCTTGACGTTGCCCTGGTACCAGGTGTGGGCCTCGTAGAAGTACGGATCGAGGGTGCTGGTGTGGGCCTCGGACTGGAGATCCCACTTGAAGTCGCCAGGCCACGACGTGCCGCCCCGAAGGGTGACCCAGGTGCCAGTGCCCTTGTCCGGATCGTCCTCCACATACTCAGCGGTGCAGACGAACTCCATGATGCGAGCACCCATCGGGAAAGTGGGAGGCCACCAGTAGCCATAGTAGTAATAGTGTGACGTGCGGACCTGGGAGCGCCAGGTGGTGTACTCCCACAGCGCCTGCGTGGAGCCGGGATCAACCTCCACCCAGCACACGTTCGGGAAGAAGAACTTGAACTCGACGGTGTCTCCAGCCACCCACGAGAGGTCGTAGCTCGTAGGGACCTGCGAAGATGCCCCGCCGTCAGCGGCTCCTGTCCCACCACTTGCGCCGCTGACGGCACCCGGGGCGTAGCCCGAGTAGTCGGGCACCAGGGCCTTCGGGTACGGCGGCACGAACCACTCCGCAGGGGCGACGATGTCGGTCATGCTGGCTCCCACTCCGGGTCCAGGCCTGGACCGCCTGGCCCCTTGTCCACGATCTCCGAGGCGTAGGGGATCTCCTCCAGCCCCTCGGAGGAAAGCTCCACCGCTTGCTGGATGATGCCCTCGTCGGGCTTGCGGTAGGGCATCAGATCTTCACGAACAGGTACATGCCCATGGCGGGCGGGCGGATGTCGATCGGAATCCCAGAGCCGATGGTGTTCTCGCTGATGGGGTGCGAGTGCGCTGCGCCCCCGGAATCGATGGCGAAGCCGTGGGTGTGGTTGCCCTGAACGTCGGTGGGGTGGTCGTGGTTGGACCCCGCTGTCGTGGTCTGGATGCCGGTGGTGCCGTGCTGGTACACATCGACGTTCACACCCGTACCCGGATCGAAGCCCACGTCCCAGGGGCCATCCAGCAGCCGCTTCGGGCCACCACCGATGGTGCGGGTCACGTAGGCGTCGGCGTCCGGGGGCGGCGGATGCGAGTGCCCCGGGTCGTAGATGGAGTGGTTGTGGGCGCCACTGGGCTGCACGGTGGTGTGGCTGTGCGCCCCAGCCGGGGTCTGGCTCACCGTGTGGCCGTGCGCCCCTCCTGCGTCCGTCGTGGGACTGACCAGATGCTTGTGCGGGGGCAGGTTGGCCACGGTCAACTGCACCTGGGGTGCCACGTTGCCGAACCTCACACCGGGAGCGCCCCAGCCATAGAAGCAGTCCCGGGCGTCGGGGAGCTTCATCTGGGTGCCACCAGGAAGCTGCCAGTCGGGCCGGGCGTCCCACAGGCCTCCTGACGCCGCCTTGGAGATGGTCTGGCCGTTGACCAACAGCCATCCCGCTGGAGCGGTGGTCATGAAGCCCATCATCGTCATACCGGCAGGGATGGGCACCGTCGAAAGCTGCACCCAGCCGGTGGTCTGGTAGGCCCAGATTGACCCGTCAGTCAGGTTCTTGTAGAGGTCCCCGAGGGTGGCCGTGCCCGAAGGGGGACCAGCGCCCTGGAGGAAGTTGGTGGCGATGATGTCGCCACTGACGTTCAGGTCCCCGACCGCTGCGATAGCGGCAGCAGAGAGCGTGCCCGCCACGACCAGGTTGTCCCCGACCCGCAAGGTCTTGGTGCTGGTGCGCTCCAACGCCGTGCCGTCGCCGTCCCACACCATGCGCCCGTTGAAGTCAATGTCGAACAGCGGGGCCAGGTTGGCCGGGTTGCCGTTGTGGAGCAGCGACCCGGCACTGACCGCCGTCACGAACCGCTGCATCAGCATGAGCCGCTTGTCGGTCACGTCCCCGGCCTGCGGGTAGTTGCCACCTGGCCGGATCATGATGGCGGCGAGCACCGTCACCGTGTCGTCGTAGTCGGGGAAGACCGGGTTCGGGTCGGGAGTGCCGACGATGGCACCGGCAGTCCCGCCCCCATCCACCGTGATCAGATCGAACCGTGGTGACTGGGAGGGTCCGGGCAGGGGGACCGTCCCACCCGTCCGCACGAGTGCCCCGTCCACCACGGCGACACCCGGCGCCACGGTGATCGTGTAGCTCGATCCATTGACACTGACCTTGCAGGCGTTCGGGTCCGAACCAAGCACACCGTGGCGGATGTTGCCCAGCATGTTGAAGTCGAGAGCGTCAGGCTCAGCCAGGTCCAGGTTGGCCCCGGCCGTGACGGCGTTCTGGACGATGAAACCGGCCCTGTTGACCATGTGTGCTCCTACGTCAATGTCAATGGGTCCCTACGCCTGCATGTGCTCCAGATGTGACAACAGCGTGGAGCGCTGCTTGCCCGCTTGCTCGGCGGCGTAGATGTCGGGGACCTGGTCCGGATGCTCCTCGGCGTACTCGATCACCTCGTCCACGGTGTGAGCGGCGGGGTCGTAGCCCACCTCCACCTCGGGCGTTGACTCCTCGGGCTTCAACGCTGGCTTGCTCATGTCCGGCTCAGCGCTCCGCTCGACCATGCGAGGCGTGCCCGCCGTCGCCGTGGCGTTGACGGTGTAGGTGCCACCAGCAGGCGGGCCAGCACCCGCCGCCACCGTGCAGATGATGCTGACCGCACCGGCCCCGGTGAAGAGCACCGTGCCGCTGAACTTGTCGGGCTGCGCTGCGGGGCTGCCAGGGCCGGTGAAGGTCCAGTCGAAGTCGGCAGCCGGGCGGGCGCCGGGGTTGGGCACCGAGAAGGAGAACTGGAGGCCGTTGGTGGGACTCTTGGTGGCCTGGGCAATGCCGCCCCCGGACGACGGGATTGACGCTCCCCCGCCTTCGGTGGTGTACATCGTGTTGGGGCCGTGGACAGTGACCAGGCTCATGGGTTACCTCCGCTGTAGGGCTTCGTCGTACCGGATGGGCATCTCCATCAACTGATCCCTTTCATACAGGATCTGAGCCACTCGCTCGGGAACCCTGTACCTCGTGCCCGCCTTCATGTTGAAGTGGTTGTCGGGGAGGCCCACCGTCATCTCCTCGATGTCGGCGTTGGGCCGCACGACCCAGACGGCCTCACCCAGCGGCTGCTGGATGGGTAGCTCCTGCACCTCGTCCACGACCTGGGGCGTGCCGAACATCTCGGCCATGGTGGTCATGCCGGGCGTGACCTCACCCCCCTCGACGGAGGGATCGACTGTCTCTGGCGTTCCTGCGGGCTGGCGGGCTGATGCCATGGTTGCTCCTGTTCAAGGCAAGAGGGGGACGGCCGAAGCCGCCCCCCTCTGTGCATACGAGTGTGCTCAGTTGGTGACGAGGCGAACGACCGCCGAGTCGGTGATGGTGCCGAAGCCCCAGATGCCGTACCACGCCAGGGCGTGCTCACGACCGAAGTCGAGAACGCCGCCGTCACGAAGCTCGACGGGGAGGCTGATGGCGTGCCCGAAGGCGTTGTCCCCGACCATGAGGCCCTCGTAGGTCGGAAGACCCGCAGGGCCACCGCCAGGCCAGTACTGACCCCACCCGGGGGTGGCGACAGCGCCGGGGCCGACGTAGGCGTACTCCAGGTTGGTGTCCACACCAGCACCACCGAGGTTGGGCGGGCCGACACCGGAGCCTGCGGGCTGCGGCTGGTCGATCGACACGTCCGGCGTGGCCGGAGAAGCCACACCCAGGGTGTCCTGCCGCCAGTAGGCCTGGGCGACCGAGGGGTCGTCGGCCAGCGTGGCAGGCCACACCGTCTTGTTGAACGGGGCACCGATCTGGGTCGTCTCGATGAAGACGACGTCGTTCAGACGCCCGATCTCGCCCAGCATGAAGTTCCCGGGCGATGCGTACTTGGTCACCTCGATGAACTCCGGGGTGTCACGCAGACGGCGGCTCTGGTGGGGATGCACGAAGCACACGTACGTCTCGCCCATGCGGGGGATGTTCTTGGACGCCAGGACCTCGACGGCGTCCTTGATCGTGTGCATCGTGAGGAAGTAGCCGCCGCCGCCCGCCGTCACAGCGGCGTAGCTCGGGGCCACCGTGCCCGGCTCGTAGACGCCGTAGCCGGTGTTGATGGCCGTGGGCTTGGCGTAGCCGTAGACCTCCGACGTGGAGCGCTGGAGCGAGGTGCGGGCCTGCGTGTCGATGTACAGCGCCATGTTGCGACCGAGGAGACGAGAGGCCGAGGCCATGACGTCATCGAACGATGCGTTCAGGAGCAGTTCCGTCACGGCGACGCCGAAGCCTTGCTCAGCGACCTTGATCTGGTACTGCTGCGCCGACAGGGCGTAGGTCCGCATGCGGACGCCCTCAACCAGCGGTCCCGACGGGATCGGCAAGTTGTTATAACGCATGAAGTTCACGGTCAGTCCGGGCATCACCCCGAGTTCGGTCTTCTTGATGGCGAACTGCTCGAAGCGCAGGACCGGCATGGCCTGAAACAAGATCTCCTTGCTCCAGATCACCTGGATGGCCGGACCCATCATGGTGGTGCCAGTGGTGGGAGCGACGCCATAGCCGGTGTTGGGGTTGTTGTTGGGGCCGGTCGGGCCGTAGTAGCCGACAGCGCTGGTGTAGACGCTGGCGGGACCGCCACCGGCGACCTGCTCGGTCCCAGTGACGGCGGAACCCGATGGGAACGGGGAGCCGAGGGCGGTATCTGCCATGAGAATCCTCTCTTGTTGTGACTACTGCGGTGGTGCTTGGCCGCTCTGAGTCGCATAGCGCATCAGGCGGTCCCGGTACTGGCCGTACGTCTTGTTGTCCATGCCCTTGATGTCCTGGATGCTGATCTGCTCAACACCAGGCTGCTGCTCCATCGGACCACCCATGGACGGTTGGCCGGTGAGGGCCGCTCCACGAGCGAGAGGACGAGCATCCGTCATGGCCTCTCGGAAGTTGGCAGCGATGGTCTGGGTGCGCTGCTTCATGTCCTCGATGGCCTGGTCGATCTCGCCCACGGTGTTGCCTTGGATGAGATCACGCAGGTCGGGCAGCAGGAACTGCTCCTCCTGCTCGATGCGGGCACGGCGGTAGTTCTGGAGTTCGTTCCACTCCCGCTCCCGCTCGAAGATGGCCTGGTCCCGCTGGCGCTGCTCTTCGATCGCCTCGATGCGCTGGTTCCACTCCTTGTCCCGAGTCTCCAGCAGGGTGCGCACATCCATCTCGGCCTCGGACGCCTGACGGGCCTCCTGCGCCAGACGATCACGCTCAGCCTGCGCAGCGGCCTCCCGCTCTTCCCGGTCGGTGGTGAGTTGCTGTAGCTGCGCCTGCATCTCGGCCAGACGGCCGTCCGTCTCTTCCCGCATGCGGGCGACGTCCTCTTCCGAGTAGAAGCGACCGTTCTGCGGTGTCGGCCCCGGTCCCGTCTGCCCACCCTGCACGATCACGAGAGGACCGTTCTGTCCAGGCTGCGGGGGCGGCGCCTGCACGTCAGCAGCCGTACGAGGCTGCGCAGGCTCGACGCCCTGTCCCTGGATGAACCCACTCCCGGTATCCAGTTGGCTCATGTTGTCATACCTCTTTCAGGCCCAGTTGTGACACTACTCGCTCGAAGTGTCGGTGGTGTCGTAGTCCATCGTCTGGGGCGGCATCTCTTGGAACGCACGCTCCATGATCTCCTGAGCGAGTGCAGGATCGATGGGTGCGGACGGCACTGCGCCGCCCTCTGGTGTCAGGATGGGTTGTCCGTCCGGCGTCATACCCGTAGTCGCCATCTGGAACTGAGCGGCCTGCATGCGGATGAGATCGAGAGCGCCTTGCTCCTTGATGTCCTCCAACATCTCCTCGAAGATCTCCCGCAGCTTCTGATCGGGGAACTGCTCGCCCAGGTCCCTGAGCGCACCCTTGCGGGACTCCAGGCTCATCGCCATCAGGGCCTGGATCTCGTTGATCTTCAACAGCCGGTCCATCGGCATGGGATCGGGCCAGAAGATCTCGGTGCGGTAGGTCAGCGGGTCGGAGGGATCAAGCGCCAACGCCTGGTCCGGCTCGGGCCGCACGCTCGACAGGTAGGGGTTGTACTGGAGCGCCTGCGGCTCGAAGACTGCCAGGTGCAGCATGATGTGCTCGTTGATCTGCTTGAAGAAGGGCGTGTACTGCACCTTCTTCTGGTGGTACCGGGGCATCATGCTCTGGTACTGCATCTGGAGCGCCACGCCCGAGGTGTTCGAGATGGGCTGTACCTGGCCCAGCGCACCCATGGGAATGCCCATCATCTCGTGCATACTTTGCTTCAACAGTTCCATGTAGCCCAGCGGCCCGGCGAAGTTCGTCTCCAACTCCAGGTTGGTGACCGAGGCGTCCTTGTTGCCGATGGCCCAGATCTTCTTGGGGCCTTTCTCTAGCCCCGCCGCCTTGGCCCCGATGATCACGGTGACCGGCGCCGAATGGTAGTTGATGATGTCCGAGATTTCGGTGGCCTTCTCGTTGTACTCACGATTCAGCGTGATGATGTCGTTGATGTCACCGAGGCCCCACGGCGACGACGCCACCGGCAGGTTGGCAGCGTGCGTGATGGGGATGGTGCCCAGCGGATTCTCACGGCGATCGATGAGTTCGTCGTTGACGTACTCCTCGATCATCTGATCGGTCAGAAGCTCGACGTACGTGTAGACCTGACGGGTCCCGTCCTGGGCAGTCCCCCAGAACTTATATTTCAAGCGAAACCGGATCATCTTGTTCTTGTCGTGCGGGTGGAACTCCGGGAAGCAGAACGCCGGGTTCAGTGGCAGGATGCGCACCCGCCCGTTGTGAACACGGCCAGCCGGGTCCACGTAGGCCTCTTCGTAGGCCACCTTCACGAACACGTCGCCACTGACGGAGCCAAGCTGGCCGATCTCCCACAGCAGGCGGCTCTTGTTGTTGTCGATCTCCCACACCCGCTTCATGAGCGGGGGGATGATCAGGCCGGTGGCCTCGGGGGCATGGAACTCGATGCCTCGGCCGAAGGTCCAGTTTGTTATGTAATCACTGAACGCCTTGACGAAGTTGAAGGTGAGTTGCGGCTCGCCCAGTTCACGCCGGTAGGCCCAGTGATGACCCAGGTACCACGCCCAGTTGCTGGCGTAGCGGTTCATCCGAGGGCCATGGACCTCGAACTCCTCATCGGCCAACTCCACCAGGCCCAGCGGGGACACAGCGATAGCCAGGTCACTGACTGCGGCTCGGTAGGTCGGAGGGTTGAAGTTGATGCTCACCCGAACAACTCTCCCTGCACACCACGAGCAGCCGTCTTCCGCAGGGCTAGTTGCCGGGACTGTGACAACACCGCAGCCGGATTGACCGTCTCGGTACCGCCTTCACCAGCATGGAACATGGTCTGAGACTTCTGGCCCCGGCCAGGACGCAGCGGGGACCGCTGGCTGGCCTGATGTGCCGCCACTCGACCTTCGTACTCAGCGTCCTTGCCCCCACCGGCCTGACGACGAATCTCGGTCCACACCACGCCCTGGACACCCACCGAGGGCACGATCTCGTCGTTGCGTTTGCCCAGTTCAGCCCCGGTGCGCTCCACCGACTCCTGGCCCCAGGCGTGACGGATCATGGCGGGCGAACCACCCTTGACGATGCCACCAGAGGTGAGCTTCTTCTCGTTGGCAGACCCCGCTTCCCCTACGCCGAACTTGGCCGGAGACTGCCAACGAGCCTTGCCTGACCGCCCGGTGTCCACCACCTCGGGCCGCTGGCCTGACTGCGCCGCCTGCATCCAGGTGTCGTTGGCGATGGGGTGGTGCGGGTCCAGGATGCCCTCGGTAGAGGATTTCAAGCCGAAGGTGTCCATGCGCTGCTGGCCTGGAAGCTGGCGCAGCACGTTGTCCATGCGCCCCAGGAACTCCTCGTGGACGTGCTGCTCGGAGGGGTCGCTAGAGCGGATGGCCTCTCGGTAGCTGTGGACCTTGGGCGACCCATGGGGATCGATGGCGTCCTCGGGCGCCGTGTTGCCCCGCAGGACGTCGATCGACTTGGTGACGTTCTCGGTGGTGCCACCCTTGGCCATGGGAGCCAGGTTCACGTCACCCTCGGTCTGGACGTGGCCCCGCACCTTGGGCGCCTTCAACGCAGCGAACTGGTGCGACTGCATCTCGCCGGGGTGGACCGATCGGCCTGTCCAGTCAGCGATCGACTTGTCCTCAGACTCCTCCACCGCCTGCGGTGACACCTTGACCCGGGCCGTGGGGTCGGCGTGAGCACGAGCCAGCGCATGCACCGCTGCCAGTTCCTGCACAGGGTTGTTCTGTGGTGACATCACCGTGGAGCCGGTGATCACCCGCTCCTTGTCGATGCCCGTCTCCTTGGAGACACCAGCGAGCTTGCCGTGGTGCTCGAAGTACCAGTCAGCGCCCAGATCACTCAGGCCCATCACCGGCCGGTCAGTGGGACGGCGGTCGGTGTGCATACCGGGCAGGCCAGACTCGAAGTCCCGATGCCCCCGCTCCCGGCCCCGGTTGACGTAGCCCGTCTGCGACTCGACAGCGTTCTCCATGGTGATGTCACGGTCCACGAAGGCCCCGGCTGCCTTCATGGCCTTGTGCGTCACCAGACGACGAGCCGACTGGTCCCGAGTCTCCTCCGAGGCGTTCGGGTCCACCGCCTGCTTGGCCAAGCGCCGCATGATGGTGCGCTGGCCCGTCTTGGCGTTGCCCAGGCGGGACATGCGCTGGTCCAGCTTGTTGCGCCCCTGGGGCGTCAGATCCTCGGTACGCAGTGCTCGACCGGGCGGCGGGGTGACCCGGCTGTCCGGAGGTGGCTTCTTGCGAGCAACCATCAGTGCTCCAGCCGATGCTTCTTGGTGTTGTAGGCCCGCAGGGCAGCGGGTTCCAACGCCGGGGGCATGTGGGTGCCCATCAGCCCCTCAGCACGCTGGAGGACGTCGGGCTTCATCTTCTGCCAGAGCAGACGGAAGTTCTGCGGGCGGCTGGCGTCCTTCTTCAACGCCAGGCTCTTCGGTGCTATGACAACCGGCCGTCCCCTCGGAGCCGGGCCGTACACACGGTCATGGACCGTCTGCGAGGTCGGCAGTTGAGTCCCGAGGACCCGCATGCGGGAGGACGGCTGGCTGTACGGCATCAGTCCGTGACGACAGCCCGGTTCGGGCGGCGCTGGATGGCGTTGGCGCCCATCTCCCTCTCGAAGCCGTGCCCGAACATCTGGGCACCATGGGCGAACTCGCTCAGAAGGGCAGGCGCCTCGATCCACGTGGACGACCCCATGTGGACCCGCTCACGCTGCGTCTCGCCCGCACCCTTGACACAGGTGACGGGCCGCTCGTTGGCGCAGTCGGCGTACGCACCACGCCGGAAGTCCTGGGGCACGTCGGTGTCGGTGGCGATGCCCTCCTCGAAGCGGAGCGGCCCACGGCGCCGGTCGTTCTGAGCGACATCTGTCTCGTACTGGGCGCCCCGGAACTTCTCGGGTCCCAGCGGGGGAACGGGGGCAAGGCCCATAGCTACCTCCAAGGGGTGGCGGTCGGCGCCATGTTAAGCACGTTGTCGCAGCAAGATGGGTTACCTCCTGCTGTAGAAGGGTGACTCGATCACCTCGACCTCTGGTGTGGCCTCAATCATGGAGGCCGCACAGGCCAGTGCGATCGAGTCCACGTAGTCGTCGTGGGCCTCGGCCTCGTTGGGCGCCTCAACCAGCATTTGCCCTGCTCGGAACACCTTGATGACGTCAGCCATCTGGCGCCGGAACCTCTTCCAGACACGAGTACGGCGGGCCTTGGAGTGGCCCGGATACACCAGCAGACGCCTGTCGAGCAGGGTCTGGAGGTTCTTCCAGCGGATGCCCTGGGCCTTGGTGTCAGACCCCATCGGGATCACCTCGGCCCGAGAACCGAACAGCACCTGCAAGCGCTCGGCCACGGCGCTGCCCATCGCCTGAGCGTCCACGGCGATGTAGCTCAGCCGGTAGTTGTCCAGGAAGTCAGCGATCTGGAAGTACTGCTCCTCCCACGGCATGTTGTGCAGTTCGAGCCAGTTGAGGATGCGATGCTCACGGAAGCCGAAGGCGTCGGGGAAGTCCCAATCCACCCAGCACACCGTCACCACCGTGGAGTCCTTGATGCGGGCCGGGTCGATGCCCACCACCACCGGGCTGCGGAACCAGGAGCGCACCAGCGGCATGCTGGGGTCCATCAGGCCGTCCATCACCTCGTCGGTGACGAACTGGCCCTGTTCTAACAACCACTTGATGTTATAACTCATCTGGAACTCGTCGGAGTCCTCACCCAGCCGCAGCTTCTCCTGGACGATGTAGCGGGCGTAGTCCGGGTTGTACTTGCTGACGACCTTGTAGTTGTACTCGAAGTGATTACGACGCTTACCCCTGGTGAGCACGCGCCGCT